AATAACAAGCGTTCAGTCTGCAACACAAGCAACTGGAAATGTTTTAGACTCATTAAAGGTTAACCTTAGTATTGCAAACCCAGTAAGAACAAGAAATGGAAGCACTAGAGTAGAAGTTACTCAAATTAATCATGGTCATAATGTTGGCGACTCACTTGTTTTTTCTGATATGGATGCTGTTGGCGGTATAACAGGAACTCAATTAAATGGGGCAAGAGCAATACAAGCTGTTCTTGATGAAAACCGCTATGAAATTATAGCAGATGGTACTGCAACATCTTCTGAAGATGGTGGTGGAAATGGTTTTGTAACAACTCATGCTCCCACAACAGACTTTGATGAACAATCTTGGTCAGCCAAAAGAGGTTATCCAGCAGCCGTAGCATTTCATGAAAACAGATTAGTGTTTGCTGGAACTATTGCAGAGCCAGATACTATCTTTATGAGTCAAATAGGTGAGTATTTTAACTTTGATGTTGGGACTGCACAAGATAATGAGGCTATTCAATTAACGGCTGCAACTGGTGATGTGCATGAAATACGTCATTTAGTATCTAGTAGGGATCTTCAGGTGTTTGCTGGCACTGGTGAGCTTTATGTTCCTACCTTTCTTAATCAGGGTATTACACCAACTAACGCTCAGATCCGTGAGCAAACACCATATGGATCTAGTTTTGCTCAACCAGCATTAATAGATGGCGCAACTATATTTGCTCAAGCAAGTGGTAAAATAATTAGAGAATATTTATTTACAGATGCTGAAGATGCTTATGCTTCTACTGCAATATCAACAATTGCTTCTCATTTAATTAACGAACCTACATGGATTGCTGTTGCCCATAGCGGTTTTAATCAAGCAGACTCTTATGCATTAATGGTTATGGAAGATGGTAATGCTGCTGTATTTACTTCTAATAGGGCAGAAAAAAGAGCGTCTTGGACTTCATTTAATACTAACGGTAGGTTTGATTCTTGCGTTGCTATTGGTGATAGATTGTTTGTAAATCTTTATGATTTTAAAAATAATTTAATGCTTTGTGAATTTAGAACTGAAGAGTATGGTTTTGATGTTGGTTTAGATTCTTATAGAAAAGTAAATTTTGCTGTAGACTCAGCTCTTAATCCAACAAAAGTTGAAATTTTTCTTGGTACTAATGTTTATGCAAATGGTGATGTTCTTGATGTTGTAGGTGAGCAAAGTAATTCAGGCTCTTTAGGTGGAGCAGGCAAATTAGATTATCTCGGTGAATTTACATTAGCAAATGGAAGACTTAATTTTCCTGATTTTTTAGAATTAACAGGTATAGGTTTTGGATGTTATGATGATGTTTATATTGGAAAGAAGTTTGATTCTAAAATAGTATCTAATCCAATAGATGCTTCTGGTGCTGCTGGTCCGTTAACAGGATCTCTTCGAGGCATTACAAATGTTGTTGTAGATATGAAAGATACCAGATCTATAAAGGTAAATACTAAATCAATACCTATAGGAAGTCTTAGAGTTACTGGTAAAGAAGAAGTACGCTTGCTTGGATACAGTAGAGATCCGCAAGTAACAATAGAACAGAACGATCCTTTATCTATGCAAGTTAATGGATTTATTACGGAGGTAATTATTTAATGAGTGCTTATGCAGTTTTAGGTTTGCTTAGCGGATTAGTTCAGGCTGGTGCTGCGGCTAGTGCTGGGAAGGCTCAACGCAAGGCTGCTGAATTAGATGCTTTTAATGTTGAAACAGAAAAAGTTCGCAGTAAAGTTTCAGCATTACAAAGACATAATGATAGATTAGAGCTTTATAGAAACAATTTAGCTACAAACATTTCTACATTTAGAGGGAGAGATGACGCTTCTGTTCAAGCTTTTTTAAACAGGCAAAGAGAAATAGCATTAGAAGATACATCAAGATCAGATCTTATGGGTATGTTCGAACAAGCTAAGCTTCAACAACAAGCTACTACAATAAGAGTTGAAGGAAGGGCTAGAGAAAAAGCTGCAAAGATAGAAGCATTCACAACAGCTTTAAGTTCAGTAGCAAGTTATCAAAGAACTATGGCAGATAGCACATCTAAGTTAATGGGTTTTATCTAATGGCTATTAAGGAAAGTAGACAGTTTAAAGTTGGCCCAGTAGGGGTTGCTAGATCTTCTAAGGGTGGAGCAATTATTGCAGAATCTGTTGCTCGAAGTGCTAATCAAATGAGTTCGATATTCTTTGAACGCGCTGCTGAAGATGCTAGAGAAGCAGGTATAAAATCAGTAGCTGAATTATCTGATGCTGAAGTTCTTACGCTTAGCGAGGATGGTCAGCCTGAATCTATTAAAGCTCCTAGAGGTTTTGGCAGAATTGCAACTAAAGCTAGAGAGCAAGCTTTATTAAATAGATTTGAAACTGAAATAAGTCTTGAGCTTACAGATAAAGCAAAAGAGCTTTCTACAAAATTCAGAAATAGTCCTGAAGCCTTTAAGTCTGCTTTTGAAAATCATGTTGCTGAAATGTCTAAAGCAAATGGTAGCACTGTATTTACACAAGCTATTGAAAATACTGGCGCTCAACTTGGTAGTAATGTTTATCATAGACTGCAAGCTGCAGAAGCAGATAGGTTTGATGCGGATATGGCTGCATCTAATAGTTTAGCTAATAGTGAAGCTTATCTAACGTATGAGACATTAATATCTGATGGTCAGTTTGAAGCTGCTGAAAAAGTTTTAAACGATTTAAAAACAAGAAATGAAATAGATTTAAAAGCAGGTTATATAACTAAAAAAGATTTATTATTGCAAAGCAGAAAAAAGAAAGCTGCTTATGCTAGAGGTTTGGTAACAAACGTACTTAAAACATATGGTTCTGGAATGTCGCCAGAACAGATGACTCAATTTAAAATTGCTATTGATAACGTTGATGCTTCTTATCTACCAAGTATAGATGACCCTAGACTTAAAAATGCATTTACTCTTTTTTCTGGTATTTTAGAAGAAGCTGAAACAGATATTATTTTAGCTAATTCTATTAAAGAGTTTGCTTCACCTGTTATACAAGCATCAAAAGATAGAAATGATTTTGAAACAGCTTCTGCTATTTTAAGAAATCAAATTGCTGCAAGTAACTTTGACGCTATTCAGTCAGAGCAAATTGGATATAGCAATTCTCTTGTTGATATTTCCGAAGAAGCAGAAAGATTAGCTGAAACAATAAAAAATAATCAACAAATAAGAAATAGACTATTATTGCAAGGTGATAATGATTTAGCTCAATCTACTGGACTTAAAGCTACAAAATCTGCTCAAGCTTTTGGTAATGCTTTAATAGGAAACATTGTTACTCAAGCAAATAATTTAAATGATATGGCTGCTTTGCAAACTTATTTAGCTTCTCCTACTGTTAGTAATCTTGAAGCTTTAACTGCAAAAAATGAAACAATGGGTAGTTTAGCTGCTGAGTTATTAAGTTTTGATAATGATACTGGTGGCATATTTAAGTTTACTGAAACACTTAGCACAACAGCAAATTCTTTTAATGATGAAGTAAGGCTGCAAGAATCTCAAAGAAAACAAAAAAACTTTTATGGATTACTAAATGAAGTAAGAGCTACTGGCTCGATGGATAAGAGCAATCTTGAAAGATTAAATCAATTAGTAAGCACTTCAGAATTGCAAG